CGTCCTGGGATGTGTTGATCCCGACGATCCGCAAGCCTAACAGCGAAATATGGGTGTCATTCAACCCGCATCTGCAGACCGATTCGACCTATCAGCGCTTTATCGCTTCGCCTCCTCCTGATGCAATCGTCACTGAAATCTCCTGGCGGGATAATCCGTGGTTCCCTGAAGAGCTGGACCGGGAGCGGATACACCTCAAGTCGGTTGATTACGAGGGGTATCTGCATATCTGGGAAGGCCAGTGTCTGGCTGTTGGTGACAACCAGATGATAGGCGTTGAGCAGGCATACGCTGCAGCTGAACGCTACTACAAGGAAGACCAGTACAGCCATGCGCCGAAGATTCTGGGCGTTGATGTGGCCCGTTATGGTGGTGACCGCTCCGTTATCTTCCGTCGCCAAGGGTTGATGGCGTTCGAACCGTACGTGTTCAAGCACGTGGACAACATGTCGCTGGCTGGTCACGTCATGCAACACATTGCCGAGTGGAAACCTGACGCGGTTATGATCGATGCTGGACGTGGTGAGGGTGTTATCGACCGCTTGCGCCAAGTGGGCCATCGAGTGACTGAAGTTAACTTTGGCGGCAGTCCGGTCAACAAGAAGTACGCCAACAAGCGCGCCGAGATGTGGGACGACATGGCAACGTGGGTGAAGGAAAAGGGCTGCATCACACGCAACGTGGATCTGATTCAGGATCTGACCTCTCCGACCTACATCTTCAGCAACTCAACCAATAAATTTCAGGTGGAATCAAAGGAGCTGATCAAGGCACGCGGCGGGAAGTCACCCGACCTGGCTGATGCTCTGGCGTTGACCTTCGCTTTCCCGGTTGTGCCGATGGGCTTTTCTGTGTCCGGTCAACACGGCAACTACCAAACCGAATACGACCCGTATAAGGAGGCCTGAACCATGTGCAGCGCCAAGGCACCATCATTACCAGCACCGGCAGCTCCGCCACCTGAACAGCAGGACGCCGGAGTTACCGCAGCGCGTGACGCTGAACGTCTGCGGCGCCGATCTGCCGCGAGCAACACCATCCTGACGTCACCGTCGGGAGTAACCGGAGCTGCACCGACTGCAGTCAAAAGCCTGCTGGGATCATAATCATGGCCGAAACCCTACGCGAGAGACTGGAGCGCCGCAAAGCGCAGATGAAGAACGAGCGCAACTCGTTCATTCCTCATTACCGGGAGATTACCGACTTTATCTCTCCGCGTACTGCCCGCTATCTGACTACCGTCACCAGCAAGGGCACCAAGACTTTCGGCTCGATCATCAACAACACCGCCACGCTGTCGATGCGGACGTTCAAGTCCGGCATGATGGCCGGTGCTTCGTCGCCTGCCCGCCCGTGGTTCCGGCTGACCGTTCAAGAGCGCTATATGAAGTCGGCAGCGGTCAAGGCATGGCTCTATGAAGTCGAAACGGCCATGCGAGACGTGTTCACTAAGTCGAACTTTTACAACTCGCTGCCGCTGGTATATGGCGCACTTGGCGGTTACGGAACCGGCTGCCAGCTGATCGAAGAGGACTACGAAGAGGTGATCCGCTGCTATCCGTTCCCGGTTGGCAGCTACATGATCGCCCTGAACGAAAAGAACCAGGTTGATACCTGGTGTCGTGAATTCCCGATGACCGTGCGGAACTTGGTGAGCATGTTTGGCATTGAGAACGTTTCTACGTCGGTCAAGAACATGTACGACACCGGCAATTACGAATCAACCGTCGAGGTCGTTCACTTCATCGAGCCGAACAAGGACCGTGACGTTACCAAGCTGAACGCCAAGGACAAGCCTTTCCGGTCAGTGTACTACGAGGTTTCGTCCCAGGAGAAACAGTTCCTGCGCGAATCCGGTTACGACGAGTTCCCGCTGCAGTGTCCGCGATGGGATGTGGAAGCAGAAGATATCTACGGATATTCCCCCGCCATGCAGGCACTGGGGGATGTGAAACAGCTGCAGTTGGAGGAAAAACGCAAGGCTGAGCTGATCGACAAGAGCGCCCGCCCGCCGATGCTGGCAGATTCCACGTTGCGTATGTCCGGTGCGAGCATCGTCCCCGGTGGCGTGACCTACATCGACAATCTGGCAGCACAACAACACGCATCGTTCCGACCGGCCTATGAGGTCAACAACGCCGGTATCCAGCACCTGAGCAACGATATTCAGGCTATCGAGTACCGCATCAAGCGCGCTTTCTATGAAGACCTGATGCTGATGTTCGCCAACTCGGACGCTTCAAACGTGACTGCTCGGGAAGTTGACGAGCGCCACCAGGAGAAGCTGCTGATCCTTGGCCCGTTCCTCGAGCGGATGAATGACGAGCTCTACGACAAGGCCATTGATCGCACCTTTGCCATCATGATGCGGCAGGGGAAGATTCCCGAGCCACCGCAGGAGATCCAGGGCGAAGATATCCGAATTGAGTATACCTCGATCATGGCGCAGGCGCAGAAGTTGATTGGGACTAACAGCGTTGAGCGGGTTGTCGGATTCGTCGGGAATCTCATGTCACTTGGCTTTGCCGATGCCGCCGACAAGCTGAACGTCAGCAACACCATCGACGAGTACGCCAACATGCACGGCACCCCGCCGACGATGCTCCGGAGTGAGGACGAGCTCGAGGCGATCCGGCAGCAGAAGGCACAGGCAGAGCAGGCTCAGCAGATGGCGGCCATGGCTCCGGCACTGAATCAAGCGGCCACCGCTGCCAAGACCTTGAGCGATACACCGGTAGGCGAGACGTCCGCGCTTGCCCGGATGCTGGGGGCGTAGGCCATGCTGAAAGCGCAAATAGCACCGGCACCTCCAGAGCAGCAGCTTCTTGACTCGAAGGCATTCCGTCCCGGGGTTGATGACCATTTAACGGTTTACGATCACAGTCATATTGCCCCGGCGTATTCGCATACCTCGACCACAAATAACCCGCATTCGACTACGGCGGCACAGGTCGGGGCTGAACCATCGGGGACGGTAGCAACGCATGCCGGACTGACCGCCACACATGGTGTGACCGGTGCGCTGGTCGGTACGACTGACAACCAGACCATCAGCAACAAGAAATACGGTGGCGCAACTAACTACAGCGAATTTGAAACAGACGGGACACTGGTTGCCCACGGCAACGCGACAACCTGGAACGATATCAACATATCACTGGTTCCTCCTGCAGGTGTTACCGCTGCCCCCGCTGTTATCGCGGTCAATGGGGATGCCTGGCTATCGTGTTATGCGTTTTCAGGCACGAATCCAACACCTGATGTTGTCCACAGCGGGCTTGAGATCTTACACGACTACAAAGAGGGCAGTGATATTCAGTTCCATGTGCATTGGGCACCGATAAATAACGGCATCGGTGCGGTGAAATGGCACCTGAGATACGCATGGTTTAATCACCTCGGCATACCAAGCGGGGTGTCCGCCTTCGTAATAAGCGACACGTCCGGCGTACCGTGGAAAGAACAGACCAGCACAATCACTATTTCAGGCACTGGCAAGACCATGGGCAGCCGTTTTCTATTCGCTCTGATCCGAGATCCTGCTGATGTGGATGACACTTATGCCTTCAACGTAGCAACGTTTGATATGGGTATCCACTACGAGCGCGACACTCTCGGCAGCAGGCAGATAACCACAAAATGACCGTGATGGAAGAAGAATACCGGCGGGAGCTGGCCGACATCGAGCACCAGATGAGTACGGAGCGGGGGCGTCGGGTTATCAACCGCATTATGGAAGCGTGCCACGCCTACCGCCCCACGTTCAGTAGTGACCCGTTGATTATGGCCCACAACGAAGGTTTGCGGTCGTTGGCAGTGGCCTTGAGAGACAAGATACTTGAAGTAGCACCGAAGCGATACATGGTGATGACATTGGAAGCGCAGGAACGGAAGAGAATACTGGAAGCGACACTGGCGAAAGAAAAGGAGATGGAAGATGAGTGACGGAGTAACCACCGAAACCACGGCAACCGAGACCGCCGCTGAAACAACGGAAACGACGACCACCGAGACCACTGAACAGGCGGCCACTACCGAAACCACCGAGACCACTGAAACCGACCTGACCGCCGCACTCTACGGCGCTCCGGAAGCGTATGAACTGGCACTGCCGGAAAACACCGTTGCTCCTGAAGGATTTTTTGACGCCTTCAACCCTATTGCCAAGAAGTACAACCTTTCACAAGAAGGGGCACAGGCACTGCTCAACGATCTGGCAACGGAGATCCAGCCGAAGATGATCGCGCTGCGTGATTCCGAGATTGCCGCCATCAAGGCCGGTTGGGTAGAGCAGACCAAGTCAGATAAGGAAATCGGCGGCATCAAGTTTGATGAAAACGTGACCGCTGCCAAGCGCGCCCTGGCAACCTTCAGCACACCGGAGTTTGTCCAGCTGTTGGATGAAACCGGAGTCGGCAACCATCCTGAAACCATCCGTCTGTTTCTCCGCTTGAGTAAGTCCATGCGGGAAGATTCGGTGATTGCTCCGGACAACAACCCGGGGACTACAACCCGTGAAGATAGATTGAAAGCTTTGTACCCCAATCGATAAAGGAGGATCACCACCATGGCAAAGAAAAAAGGCGGCGGAAAGAAGTGCTGAACTATCGTTAACCCAAACCCTGCATGAATGCAGACAACTCTTTTGCGGGATAACTACCCGCCCATAGGAGAAACACCATGAGTACACTCGCCGTAACGAACCCCACAATGCTTGATGTGATCAAGCGCCTCAACCCCCAGGGCGGAATCGACCAGATCGCGGAAATCCTGATGGAAAGCAATGAAGTCCTCGATGATATGACCTGGGTAGAAGGCAACCTGCCGACTGGTCACAGAACTACAGTACGTTCCGGACTCCCTGAAGCAACATGGCGCAAGCTGAACTATGGCGTCCAGCCTTCCAAGTCCACCACCGTACAGATCACTGACAACTGCGGTATGCTCGAAGCCTACGCAGAAGTTGACAAGTCTCTTGCCGACCTCAACGGCAAAACCAGAGAGTTTATGCTGTCGGAAGACACCGCGTTTATCCAGGGGATGAACAAGGAATTCGCCCAGACGCTGTTCTACGGCAACGAAGGCAGCGAGCCGGAAGCATTCACCGGGTTTTCTCCCCGTTTCAACCTCTCTTCCGCCGCCAACGGTGAAAACATCATCAAGGCCGATGGCACTCCGTCAGCTGACGTGCAGACGTCTATCTGGCTGGT